GATAAGCCTCCTTTCTTTGATTGATTAATAACACCCCTTTCTCATAAATCTCAATCAATAAACTTCTTTTTTCCGTTAATCTTCTCAAAAAATAGGATAAAACGTAATCCATTTCAGTATAAAACTGAAATAGATTACGAAACATATTACCTGTTATTGCAATCAAATGAGTCTTTAACATCTGTTAAAAACCCAATCAATGCAACAACCTGCAAAATTACACAAAATGTGTAATATGCAACGGTTAAAGGATTAACACCATAGTGTTGAAACACATATGGTTTATGCAATATGTCAAGAACAAAACATATTGCTAAATACGTTATTGTTATTCCTAACATAACGATAACCTCCTTTACCTTTTTTGGTAACATAGTGTGCTTATTCTTCATAATAAGCCTCCTTTCTTTGATTGATTAATTAATAACACCTCTTTCTCATAAATCTCAATCAATATTTATAAATTTTCTTTTAATAACATTCTCGCATACGCATCAATTTCTTCTTCGGAAACCTTATTATAAATTTCAGCTTCTTTTTCTTTGCTTATGCAAATCCCAAGCTGTTCCAAAATCGAAATTTTATCTCTTCTAAAGCGATCATTTGCTTTATGCGAATATACACTCATTTCCATAAGCATTTCTCCCTTCTAGTAAAATAAAAAGGCACAAAAAAATACAGACTTACTGCCTGTTTTAATTTGTGCCAATATTGGTTAATATTCTATTTTATTAATACATCTATAAAAAAAGTCCTACTACACCCACGGTGCTTAGGAATCTAATAAAAACTACAAATATATTATAGCATAAGAATCTGTTAATGTGAATACTTTTTATGTGCTTTTAGAATAAATCACATCCTTGTTTTTTAAATGCATTTACCTGTTGATTCCAGTTTTCAGAGGTCCAATGATATTGATCCATTAGGCACTTTTTACAATAAAATTTATTTACATTTCTTCCATGCAATTTTAAATTCATGCTTAATACATCTCTTTGCTTTATCCTTGTTTTTCCACACCTACAGCATGTCTTGTTAAAATAGTGTACAGCTACTTCTTTATGAATTCCTGTATACATTGCAAATTCATCAATTACCTGTTCTGTAGGTACATTTCTAAATGTACCGCCGTTCCAAGCTTGTGTAAGATATTCATCTAATGTACAATTCATAACAAGCCATTTCTTATTCTCAATAAAATCTTTTTTTAGAATTTCTCTCCATCGCTGATATCCATTTGGATACCAGTATTTATCCAGAATCCATGTGGATTTAGAATAGTAAGGACACGCACAATGGCATCCTACTCTGGAATAACCTTTTTTATATTTAGGATTTACGGGAATCTTTTTCCAGACTGTATATAACCATACATCCAGTTCTGTCCATTTTCTAATAGGAAGAATCCCTTTCCAACATGTATCATTTCCCCATTCTGCTTTATTAACCCAAACATCTTCATATGCTTTACGTGTTAATGATTCGTCATTTCTCATACCCATCCATAGCAGATATGGATGATTATGATTGAGTTTCGATACCATAACACCAGTTTTAAATATTCGGCAGCAAAAACGAGATCTTCTGTTTGGTATCATATGATGAGATTCCACATATTCATAGAATCCTTTTCTTGGATTCATGATTTCACAGTTAGAAAATCTTTTCGCCATACGATATGTATCCTTACAATCAAGAGTCGTATTGTTAAATACTGCTTTAGTATCTGGATACAGACTTCTAACCAGATAACATGTCAACATCGAATCTTTTCCCATTGATACGGGAATGATTGATGTATATTCTTGATATTCCTTCATTTTTTCTTTGATAAGAATTATTGCTTCTGACTCAATTTGTTTCAAATGCTCTTTCTTCATTTCAATTAAATCCTGCCAGCTTGCCAAATCCACATCTTCTACATTGTCATAATCTTTCAGTTTTCTCAGCTCAGCGGTTGACAAATCATTAGAAATAACGACTCTGTAAAATTTATGGATATTCCCATACTTATCGAATCCCTTAATAATCTGTTTATCAAGCCAAAAATAACCTTCTTTTATGTCTGCTAATTCTTTCCCTGTTACGTCTCTTAAAAATTTAATATATTCTTTGTATATAAGATTCATACCAGCCACTAACCGAATCCGGTGAATGGCAACATATGGATTGCTATTATGCGAATGAATTATAGTCTAATTCAAACTTATAGCCACGATCTTCAATTTTCCGGGCGAATATCTCTTTTCTCCATCGCCCAACCTAGTTTCACTAGGATAAGGTATTACTCCTTTCTCTGTTTGATTTAATAAAATTGTTTCTATAATATTTAATCATAATAATTTTAAGTGCATGATATGTGTGATCATACCATGCACTCTTCTCCTTATGTCCATTAAACTTAACTAATGATGAAATATCGACTTATATTAGTTTGTCTGGATGCTCAATATCTCTAACAGCAAATCCATCCTTCTGTATTTCTTCTAATTCATCTTCTGTAAGTCCAAAAAATGAAACTAAGATATATTTCAGTTCATGAATCTGCCCTAAAATATATCGATCCTCTGGATTTTTGACACTATCCTTATGTAATTTAGAATATCTTCTCTGATATTCGATCCGTTCCATATTCCAGGAACGTAAAATATTACTGTTTTTGATATTCATAAATGCCCTTCTTTCTTATTTTGTGTTATCAGAATCTTCCTGTTCCAAAATCTTATGAATTCCATCTTCTAAACGCCAGTATTCAGCACCGTAAATTCTTGCATTATTACCGCCGTCATGTCTTTCTTTTTCTTCTGCGGAATCCTCACATGGAATAGAAATATCCTTTTCTTCCAAAAGCTGTTCAAATTGATCAATGATCTCTAAGCACATTTTTTGTCTTTTTTCTTTCTTCATTATTTTATCTCCTTTTAATATTATTCTAAAATCAGCTTGTAATCATGAGTGATTGGTAAATGATAATATTCATCTGTATCTGAAAAATGAAATACCATCTGTTGTAACCAAAATCCCACATCTTCTTTTCTACCAGAAAAATTTTCAATAAATATTTGAATTTCTTCAATTTCTGCACCTTTTAAGGACTCTCTCTTTACAGAATCAGAAATTGTATGTCCTTCTTCCTCTGCATCAAAATAGACATTCCTTAACTCTGCATGAACATCTTTTGACGATTGATCATCATTCCAAGAATATTCGCTTTCTTCCCAATTAAGAGAAATTTCTTCCCCTTTCTTTGTTTTGATTGCAATGTAATCAATTGCCGGATAATCCTCAACAATATGATTAACAAATAAATCTAACATCAAATTTACCATTTTAATTTTCTCCTTTTGTAATATTATTAACTACCATATCTTCACATCATCTAAAATTTTTTCCTGTAAAGAATACTGTTTTCGTTTTAAAGTAATTGATCTTGCGTGCTTAATTAACATGGTTAATTTTTCCTCAATTTCCTTTTTGAATGATTTGTAATCTTTCGGTAATTTATCAACGGGCCACTGTCTGGAAATCCAATCAACATAGGTATATGGATAATCGTCTTTTCCATAACCATATCCTGTATCAATTCCGCCAACATAAAGATCTGCATAGAGATAATTTTTATCTCTTTTTCCTTTTCTTTCGATCAGATCAAAGCAAAGAGTTCCAATTCTTACACTACCAATATGATCGTGAATTTCTTTGTCTCCGGCAGCTTTTGCTTCTAGCCACTTTTTCGTGACATCTGTATGTTCCCATGTATAAGTCTCTGATCTTTTCTTTAATACCTGGCAGCAGTTATAAGCTTTTTTTAACTGTAACAAATCAAAGTATCCAAAATGACATTCTTCCAATGGAATCCTCATCATTGTAGCTAGTCTCTTATATGCCATATTTCTCAGATATCTTCTTTGTTTTCCATTGGAACCACAATTCCAGAATTCGTCGAAAATACTATGGCATTTCTTTTTTAATGTTCTCATCTGACTGTCTGCTAACAATCCTAGTGCTTCAGTTGGTCTTGGCTCATGTGTTCCAACGTAACTTCCACACTGCGTACACAAATAACATTTCCCGCTTCCATACGATTTCCCGTAAATAAGGTTGTTGTTTGTGTAGATAACCAATCCTCCGCAGATATTACACTTTTTTGGATGTAAATCGATTTTCTTTGTTTCTTTTGTGTTTTTGTTTTGCATGATATAAATTCTCCCTTCTGCAAAATGGGCATAAAAAAACAGACGATAAAATCGTCTGTATATATGCGTTATAATGTTCTTTTTGTTTCAGATATAATTATTTCAATCCACGGTCGGTAATTTTACGGAGTCCGACATGTCGGAAATACCGACTGTATTTGACCTCATATCCGTAGGGGATATCGATTTCTCCGCCCACTACTACTGTTTCATTTCTTTTTTGATAATTTTTCTCCTTCCTTAAATAAAAAAAGGCACAAAAAAAGCAGACATAACGTCTGTTTTAATTTGTGCCTATGTTGGTTGTTAATTTTCTGTTTTTGTATATCTAAAAAAAGTCCTATTCCACCTCTGGAATTTTGGAGTCTAATAAAAATACATTTTTATTATAACATAATTTTCTCCTTGCTCCTAGTATTATAATAATTTTATTTTTACTATAAATTTTTGCAAAAAAAATAACGGTGAAGCTCTAGAAACTTCACCGTTATTTTAAAGGAAATGAGATACTTGTAATTTGTTACAAATATCAGATCATTCTTCTAAACATCAATACATATTAATGTAAAGATGCTAATGCTGCAAAATCAACAGATGATAAAATATTAAATAATTTTACCATTCTGCTACTGATAGGTCTCTGAACCTTATCAATTTGCATGAAGTTTTTCTTGGAACGAAGATTTGTTGATACATAATCCTGAGCATCTTTTTCTGTTAAAAAGATCTCCTTATGCAACAAATAATCAGCACAATAGAATGCTTTAAAGTCAAACTTATCCTTAGCAATAATTTCATACCATGATAACATTTTGGCAAAATTTATATGATTACCATAAGAATCAATCATTGTAATTTTACACAAATATGGGCAATCACTGGTATTAAGGAAAAGTCCTTTGCAGCTATCAGCATATTCGCTGTTTTGAATTTCCTGTTTCAGATATTCGTACAGTTCATTGAAATTATCAATGATTCTGTCGTTATCTGAACCCTGAATACGAAATTCAAAGCCGTTTGGCTGATGTTCTATGTTACCAAAGAATGGATCTATGTATTTTCTTACCTGTTCTTTAAGAACATAGTAAGTAGCGATTGCATCATTACCATTACAAGTAATTTCTGCTTTCTGTAGATCCTCCTGTAGATTTTGCAAAAATAACAATTCGTCAATTGTCATTTTATGCTTATCAACAGTTTCTAAATTTTGTTCCATGAAATTTTTCATAGTCAAAATCCTCCTTTAAATAAAAAAATGGGTACAAAAAAAACAGACTTAATGTCTGTCTAATTTATACCCATTGGTTGAAAGTTCTATTTAAATATATGATTCTTAAAAAAAAGTTACACTTCGCCTCTTAGCTTCGCAAATCTAATAAAAATAATACATTAGTATTATAGCATAAGTTCTATAATAAAGCAACATAAAATTGTGCTTAAAAATATATTATTTCATAAAATCACTGCCTTCATCCATGAATTTATAATGCTTTTGTACTTGCTCTAGTATGTACAGATTAGTAACTAATATCAATATTTTTCTTAATAAAAGAACAAAAGCTATTCAGATTTTTCTTCTCAACATCGTTTAGTTCCGCACCTTTTCTCGAAGCACGTTTTACCAATGATTTTACATTATTTGATTCAACGTATCGATTTAAAGAAACAGGAATCGTAAAAATATCATCATCTGTATAGCGATTTGCCAGACGATACAGACTGTTTCGCATTGTATTAACATTATCTGTTCTTCCAACAATCTTTCGATAATTGTCATTCACATCATAAAAATATCCATTGAGCATAAGCTCATCCATATGCAATTCCTGCATTAATACCAGTTGATTCTTTTCCATTCCAACACAAAATCCGTGACGGAACATATCTCTTGGAACAAGATATAGTATCACATCGTCCTCTTTTTTTGCAAATTTTGGAATAATGAAAACTGGTTCCATGTAACAATTTGTCTTATTGTACAAAGAAAACAATTTCTGATATTTCTGCTTGATTCTCTGATAATCCTTCTCTGTAGGATTATGATATTCAAGTAAGAATTCCAAAATATCTGCTTCTGGAGAGCCAGAATCCAGAATCTTTGCAAATTTCTCTGAAATTTCTGGACCTGTATGTGAAATCCAGATATTATTTTCTGAGTCATATTGGGCAACAGGAAGTCCGTTGGACAATTTTGAAAAAGAGGTTGCTACGGATTCTGCTACCGGATTATAACAGATTCGCAGATGATATTTTTCTTTGTTGACCTCTTTTGACATAAAATTAAATATAGCTGGATTCCCGCATGAAAGAGAATTCCAAGAATCTTTCATATCCGTCGGATTTAACATGAAATCCTTACTGTCTTTTCCGACCAGATTAGAATACTTCTGTAAACGTTCTTCTACATCTTCCCCAACAAACTCAAATACATCCACACTGTGTCGAAGCATTTTTATCATGCCTGAAAAACCATTGACTTTGGATGATCTTTTCATTTTTCTCACTTTTTCCTCAAAATTAATTACTTCTATTTTACTCATAGTTTTTCCCTTTCTAAATATACTTGTTTATAAATTTTTATCAAATAAAATGGATACCATACTCCAAAAAGATTTTCATCCCATAGTTATCAGTAACACCCCAACATTCATCAACATCTTCTTGTGAATTGAGATCATTAAGAATCTCTTTCTGTGTTGGAATAGTAGTATGCTTAATGGTATCTCCTGCATTATCTAAAACTTCATTTCTTTTCGTCTTACATTCGGTAATAAAAGATTGAACTTCTCTTTTTCCTTCTTCGGTTAATTCAAATTCATGTTCATTCATAAATTGCTCCTTCCTATATACTGTACAGTTGTGATACACCGACGGACAACTAAAGTTGGCCGCGGCTTCTTTACGAGGCAAGTTACACCTCGATGGAAATACACGTTTCCCTCTATTCCCTGTTATGGGAGTTACTTTCATTTATGCAGACTTCTTCGCAGAAGTATGAACATATTTTGACTTTCCAAACAGTATCCGATATTTCAACCTGGTATCTTTTCTGTAACGATGGATTGCCTTACTGGCAGGACTTGATTCATGTCGTTTCCCATTATAGTGTTCCTGACAGGTACTCTTTGCTCCCGGATACAGATCCGTAAACTTCACAACATCTGTTGTTTCCCATAGATACTTTAAGTCCTGTCCATCAAACGCATCCGGATATTTTTTACGGATCACATTGGCTGCACCGTTCACATCTGCATTAAGGAAAGTCCCGTCCGCAGATCGATACAGTCCACGTTTGACTCTCTTTCCGGAAAAATGGACGTGATCATCATCAATGCCATAGGTTGGGATAACATCTCCATCCAGAACACTGGCTTTGGATGTATAACTCTCTTCCTGAACAACAACGGGTATCCCACATTTTGCAGCGGTGTTCGTTAAGATCTGTTCGAACCGTACAAACGGAATGGAAACGAAACTCTGATTGTTCTGCTTTCCAAGATTGATCTCCTGTTTCTGGTCCTTGTTATGACCGATCACGATCACATCGACCTGATGTCTAACGGCAAACCGGCAGATATACCATGCAGCTCTGTAAAAGATATCTCTTAAAAGATCATCCCGTTTTCGGCTTAACGCAGATAAGGAATGACTGTTCTTGACCGAATGCTGACTGTCTGATCCTGTAGTTACCGCAGAAAAAAGCGAAGCCCGTTTTTTATTAAACCGCTGATTCGCTGCCTTGACTGCACCACCCTTGATCAGAAACGGATGAACACCAAAGTTGTTCACGACCGCTGCAAGATTATCAACACCGGGATCAATGCCAATGACACGTTTCGGCTTTTCTGGAACTTTTGGAAGTTCTATTCCATCATCAAATGTCACAAGAATCAGATAACAACCATGCTGCGGCTTGATCTCCGTCTTTACATATCGGAGACCTATATACAAGGAAGCTTTTCCGATACAAAAAAGGTCCTTGTTTTTGGTAAAACGAAGGTATGCTCTTCCATCCTTTTCCACAGAATACTTTGCAGTCTGATTGGAAAACCATGCCACATACTGAGAATTTCTAAGATATCCAGGCATGTTTGGCCTTTCTTTATACTTTGAAGGATTCTTTTGATAGTCTTTCAATATTTTGAAATATCCCTTCCATGCCACTGCGATTTTCCGGATGGCATTCTGGTTGAGCTGGCTGTTCATGCTGTAATATACTTCATTGTTCGTATATTTAAAGACAGCATCCAGTACGTTGTAAGTCAGAAACCATTCCTTTGTTGTTGGATATGGAAAGTGTTTTGGTCTCTTCGGATGTTTATCCAGGAGTCCTTTGTTATACTTTTCCAGATCTTTCTGATACTTTGAATCTTTTGCCTTGTTCGCTTTCTGGATCCCCGTAAAGACGTCATGCAACACCTCAACTTCATTCGGAGTCCGCAGTTCCGGTGACTTTTTAATTCCTGTCATCGTATTTCGGATATAGAAGTTCGCAGTATTATACATACGTCTGGCATCTGTGGTGTTTGTCAGGAAATACTGACAGAATACAGAATCTTTTTGTTTTTTGGGGTTGAACGTCATTCTCCAGGTACGCATCGTACTGTTCCTCCTTTCTTTATACTTGACTAAAATTTAAAATAGGGTTCCGTCCTGACGCATTCATCCTCGGACAACTAAAATTGACCGAGGTTTTCTGCAAGGATTCGATAATAAAAGAGGAAACATTTCTGTTTCCTCTCGTCAACCATTCTTCTGTTATAAAAACTTGCGAAGTCTTTCGATTAACTCCTGTCTCTTTGCTTTACAGTTCCCATCACTCTGCTGCCATGGAATCTCACATTCTTTTTCCTTAAGAAATTCCTCAACAACGTTAAGAATTGAAATTGTATACTTTTCTTTTTCTGAATCAAAGAAATCAACTTCATATTCTAAAACAAGATCTTGAGCAAAATGATCTGTTACAGGATAAGCATGTTGAAAATTTTCACCTTTAGATGGAGAATTATTGAAAAAGAGATCAATATTAATATATCCCTCATTCACAATCTCCACATTTGCAGTGTCAATCCCATTTTCTAAGATTAGTTCACGTTTTTCTTCACATTTCTTAATAAACTCTCTGATTCTCTGTTCTCCTGTTTTTGTTAATACATAACTCATGATTTTTCTCCATTTATTTAATTTCTGTTACTTTTCCTGTATCTAAATCTACTTCAAATTCATTTTCCAGATCAAATTCGTATAGATACAATAATTTTTCATTAACTGAAAGCTTTTCTGCAATCGGTGATAAAATTGCTTTTCTGCAATCCAGAACTCTATTTTCATCAACATATACTTCTGCGATATCATTGATAAATTTTTCAACGACATCATCCCGAATATCATTTTGTGTAAAGAAATGATTCTCGCCTCTGGAAAGTTCTTTCATAAAAAGATCTTCCTGACATTCCGGACAATAACCTGTTTTTACGAATTCTCTCTCAAAATCATTGAATGATTTTAGTTTTTCTTGGATCAATCCATCATAACAAGCATACTTTTCGAATTCTTTTTCCTGATCTGAATTGATTCTTAAAAAAGCACTTTTCCCACACATTGGGCAAATTTTATTAATTAACATAATTCTTCTCCTTCTATTTTTTGAATATTATTTTCTTTCTTACAAATAAACATTTTTTAACTCTTCTTCGTTTAAATCGATATCGCATAAGAGTTCCCTCATAACTTCCTGCTGCTTATCGTAATCATTATAATGACTCTCAATAAATTGCAGAATTGTATCAACTATTCTTTGTTCTCCGCCAGATAATGTGAAATTATCCAGGATATACTGGTAAAATGTTTCTCTATCCATCTTTTCGCATTTGGTAATTTCTGTCTGACTCATATACTTACTGCTTCCTTTCTTTTATGAATTTTTAAGTGATTTATGTAATTTTTCATACATGCTGTCATATTTTCGATAATCCCGAACTTCATTGACACTTTTCTCAATTCGTATATCGTGGAACCGACTTTCAATTAATCTAACAATTTCATCAAAGTACGGATCCAGATGTGGTGCAAAAAAATTGTCACTACGACATAAAAAAACGACATCAAAATCTTTAATTTTAATGTCAGCTAATGATTTTAATAGTTTTTTATCGAAAATCTCTTCATTTAAATCAAACATCTCTCTGGATATCGGATTGACAACCCAATTGAACTTGAAATGATCTCCATAATCTTTGTATAAATGGGAAACCCAATTTCCACAATCAACTTCCTCTGAACCATTAACAAAATCATGATGTAAATCTATATTGATGCAGCGAATATCTTTATAATGATCATTTTTCTCCATACAGTCATGAATAAGATCATAGATAAATACATGACTATTTGTAATCATTACGTCGGCATCATCGGATAGACAATCAGATAATAAAAGTTTCTTTAAGTGATTCAGTTCATCTTCTAGTATTTCTACTTTTTGAAGTTCTTTTGCTGACTTTGGATTATTATAATATCCTGACCAAGTATAAATTGATAATTCTGTAGATAAATCACATCCTGCGGGGTAATCATTCAAAAGTATATCTCTTGATACTTTTTGAAAATAATCAAAATCAATACTTAATACATTTAATGTCTGTGACATTCTTATTTATCTCCTTTCATCGTAAATAAGCGAAGGATACCCCAACCTCTCCTAAGATCGGGGATGAATTCGCTCTCGCCATCAGGCGAGTCTCCTTTCTGTTAAATAAGATCTTCTTGTTTCTACTAATCTCAGCTTTTTGTAGCTGATGCTTCCTTTGTTGACCTTTTCTCCGTTCAGATCACGGATATCAAAGTATCCGCTCTTTCGCCTGCCGAAGATAAAATAGTCTTTTCCCTGATACCTTACTTTGTCAAACAGCCGGAAACCATGGACCAGATACTCTGCCTGATTGCGTTTCCGGATACCGCCTTTCAAAGTGTTTGCCTTATGAAGCTGTCGGTTGTGACACCGGATCTTCTTTTGATGATAATAAATACCATCTGATATAGCATCCGGATGACCACTGATACATCTGGCATCCAGATAATGTGTTTTTGGCAGCTGATGTGCGATCCGGGTGTTCTTGGTCAGATACCCATAAGTCAATGACACATCGATCCCCAGTGGCAGATAGATTTCTTTTAATCTGTCATAAAACGCCCATCGCATGATCCCCATGAACGCAGCATCCTTAAATGTCATGCCACGCTTGATCTTCTTTGGAAGTTTTACCTGTCCTTTATGATAGCCCTTATGACATGTCTCACATAAAGTGATCAGATTGTTTGGTGCATTTCCACCCGTCTGACGACTTTCGATATGATGCACGTTTAATATCTTATCTTTAGACTTTCCTTTACAGCATTGACAGGTATGACCATCCCGAAAAAGAACATACTCTCTGACATTCCAGAAACCAAGCTGATCTCCTTGCTGATAGTCTGTACCATGGATCTTAGGATCTTTGATCTTCTGGATATCAAATGATGCGACCTCTGCAATGATCCTTGTAACAGGAAGCAGCTTGCAGACATCTTCCACAACTTTTAGATGACAATCTACTTTTTGTTGCACAGACGGTGCCAGCCACCCTTCTTTTCGTTTGCGGTTATCAAACCGTGGCTTACGGTAGCGTGTCTTTCTGCTCCGTCTGCTCCTGCGGTTCTGTCTTCTGGCAGCGAGGAGTTTGGAGATATCATTTCTTAATTCGACTTCTGCCTCGTACAAGACTTTCTTTTGTGTCGTGGCAGAGATCCCAATATATTTACTTCCGGAATCGATACCAAGGGATATTTCCTGTGTCTGATCACCGCTTGGGTAAGTTAACCGGATCGTAAACGGACATTTCTTTACTACATTTGCTTTTCCTTCTTTTAAGAGCCGCCGGACTTTCCCGTGCCGGATCGTCGGCATCAGAGGCTGTCCGTTCTGACTTAAAACATATACCATATAGGTACTCCTTTCTTTTTGTATGATTTTCTGCGGTAAGCCGGCATCATACAGGCCGTAAGATACCTTAGCCAATGTTATGGAGAGGTTTCTTGCATGCAGCACTGTTCCTACCCGTCAGAACTGTTTAACCACATACCTCAGAGCTGCAGACGAAATACGATATCCACAGGTGACTATCCATTCTCTCCTAACGTAGTGCCCGAAACACTTAGGCTAGTCAATCAGAGCTTTTAGCAAGCCCCCACTTCTATAAGTGGCGGGTTATTGACCACAATTTTGACATTGATAAGAATAATCTCCATACTCTGTTTGTGTATAAAGAATTCCTCCACATCTTGGGCATTTACAATTTGTTTTGAACATTTTTTTAATCTTCTCCTTTCTTAACTTAAAATAAAAAAAGGCACAAAAAAAGCAGACCTAACGTCTGTTTTAATTTGTACCCTTGTTGGTTATTAATTTTCTGTTTTTCATGTATCTAAAAAAAGTCCTATTCCACCTCTGGAATTTTGGAATCTAATAAAAATACATATGTATTATACCATATAATTATCATAAAAAAAAGAAGCAGCTGAACGAATTTTCGCTCAACTACTCCCTTATGTTATTTTTTGTATAATATCGCCTCGTCTAATAATGACTTGATCTTTGTAATGTTATCAAATGTCATAATATCATACAACTTGACATTATTTTCCTGCCCAAATTTTTCTAATCGTTCAAGGAAATCACATGTACCAGAATCATGCCTGTCGCAATAAGAAGGCAGTAATGCTTCTCTTTCAACTAATGCATATAATAAATCCTCGATCTTTACTCTTGCTGATCCCCTAAGATGGTCTTGTGAATCAGTAAATTGTACTTCTACAATCTTTTGTCCAGATCTTTTCAATGAACGAAGTTTTAAAGCTAACTTAGATTCATCTTCTGTTACGATATTCCCTTGTTCTAAAAGCTGTTGCATTTTACATCTTTTCGACTTACTGATCATTAAAGTATTTCTCACGGATTCAAATTCTTTTTCCGTGTATTTTTTATAATCAATAACTCCACAAAGATATTCAATTGCCTTTTCTTTGTCGATCTTAACATTACAGCTAGGTCTTCTGTCATAACGAATATTTTCTCGTTTGACTTTGGATGGCAGCAGAAAATCTCTGCGAATATCATTAATCATATTTTGAACAGCACTTTCAGCAAAATCTTTTACTGGCAGATTATCATAAAATCTCTTGAATTCTTCACCAACTTTACGATTAAGTTCATTTACATATTCATCGATATGCATGACATTATCTGGCCACATTTTGACAGTATCATTTCTAAAGAATATCTGTTCCTCAATAATGTAGATTTGATCATCTTTCACAACTGCACAAAAATCTGGTTTTTCATCAACCTGATAATATTTTGCTCCAAGAAAACAGTAAATGTATCTTGCATCTCCACATTGTCTTTGTACAAAAGTTACTGCCTTTCCATTATCTCTTTTAACATCAAAGCTTTCTTTTGTTGTCATTACCTTTTCGGCAAATTTATCAATAAATTCTTTCATAATAATTACTGATTAGAATGATAATATCTACATATGATATTACCTTTTCTAATCTTACTCCTTTCTCTTACAACTATAAAAATTTTTCAATACACTGAAATACCTTCTCTTTACATGAATCATGTAAAACATCGTGTCGGTATCCACTTATAATTTTTTTTGTTATTCTTGCCCCGGCTCTTCTGTATCTCTTTAATACTTCTGATAAACCGCAGGATACTGGATCTTCCTCTCCGGCAATAAATAAAACATCATTCTTGTAATACAACCAGTATTCATTGCTCTGAATCTTCATCATGCCATTTAAGAATTGAAGGAAAAATCTTGGTGTCATATCCATAACAACTCTTTTATCTGACAGATAATCTTCCTGAGCTTTTTCATCTTTTAATAACCAATCAATGCCATTCTTAGAATGTTTGAATTTCCGATTATAATTATCAAAAGCCAGTTTTTTTACTAATTTTGATGGTTTATTATCCTTTTTACATAATGTTTTTACAATCCAGTGAGCAAATTTTAACTCATTCATTTTAGGCTGCCCGGTTCCAATGTAAATCAGCTTATCCGCTGTTTTGGGATATATGCATTGATGTGATCGTAAAACAAAAGATCCAAGTGAAAATCCCAACATAACGTATGGAATCTCTGGATATTGACGACGTATTTTGATTCTAATCATCTCAACATCCGCGATAAGATCATCCCAACAATGAATATATAATCCACTGTCCTTATGATGAATAGGGATATATAATCCACTGTCCTTATGATGAATAGGGATAGATTTTCCATGACTTTCTAAGTCAAATCCACACACAACATACCCTAAATCGGTAAAATGTGCTGCAAATTCTTCATACCTGCCAATATATTCTGTCATTCCATGGATTACCTGTATTACTCCAACCGGTTTACATTCAGGTTTCCAAACATAACCATGCAACATAAAGTTAGTATTTCTTTTAAATATAATTTCTGTTTTCCTCATTTTATTTCCTCTTTCTGTAAAATTGTATAATCTGGATTAATGTAACTTTTCATAAATCGATACTGATACTTCTCCCATATCCACTTACGATTACTTTTTAGTAGAATAATGGAATCACCTTTTTCTACACCGTTTGAAAATGAAAGAAGTGAAGGGAATTGAATTCTAGTACCTTCCGGCAGTCCATCAAGTTTTAATAACTTTCTCTTAATCTGTAAGCTTTTATGACACTGTTTTCTCCATTCCTGCGAATTTTCATCATCCGTATCAGACAACAGATTAAGAATAATTTTGGGACATTCTCTGCGGATTGGCATATCAGACTCTTTTTCAAGATTCAGATAAATAAATTCTTTCTTTTCTGTTTTTGTATCAATGACCATAGTTGTAATTTCCTGCTCTTCCTTTGGAATCTCTTTATACTCCTGGTCATTGAATATTTTTGTTTGTACAACTGCAGCATAATACACGTTGCAATAAAAGGCAGCATGTACAACTTCATAAAGATCACTGTTGATTGTATCTAACAAAAAACACGTACATTCTTTTTTTCGATCAATGTCTCCATTCTTTTTGAAATATTGTGCCTTATGACTTATCCAATTGCTCATTATTTTTCTCTCTTTCTCTTTAAATACTCATACGATTCAGTAATTTGGCGTTTGAATTCTCTTTCATACTAAGATGATAATGATCTCCAATAATAATACTATCTATCATGGTAATTCCCAGTAAATCTCCCGCTTCTTTTAATTTTTGTGCAACCATACGATCTGCTTTTGATGGATTCGTATCTCCGGACGGATGATTATGTATCATTACAAAAGTACTAGCTCCACATAATAATAATCGGATAAAAATTTCTCTAGGATTGCATATGGATGCAGAAACGGCTCCATGTGAAATTTCAAAGACACCAAGTGCTTGTGTTTTTGTAGTAAGCCCAACGACATAAACATATTCTTCTGCACGTCGGTCGAGATGTAGCTGGTTTATTGCAAAACGAGCAATTTTTTCAGGCTTATCAAATATATCTTCTGTAACATCGTAATAACCTATCTCACACAAAACATTCTTCTTATCCTTATCCAATTCTGTTCTGTATTCTTTAATTCTCATAAATCTGTCCTCCTTATAAAATGCACAAAAGACAGACGTATTTATGTCTGCCCTTTGTTTTTAATAATCTTTCATTCAATAATTTCTCTTGAGTTTCTATTTTTTAGATGCAAATCTAGGGATAAATCCTTCAAAATTCGTTGCTGGAAACTGATCTCGTGCAATATGATCGATAATTCCATAAAAATCATGTGTAAAATTAAATAAATCTGCTTGAAGCCATTCATCTAATCTGATGTTAAATTTGCGATCTGCACTTTCAATATCCATTAATACTGAAAGTTTATCGTTAACATGAAGGCCCTCTTCTTTTGCACGCTGAATAATAGCTGCATATTTTTTATATCTTTCTTTTATCATTATCTATTCTCCTTTTCTACAATTTTGATATTTCCGGTTTTTCGCTCATAATGATAAATGTTATAGCTTAGTTGATTGCTCTCTGAAACTATAATATCATTAGCTGCACCTAACATTTCTTTTACATCATGAATGGAACAATCGTCGGGTAACACGATGCATTCATGTATAGATGACGGAATAATATAAAGATCTGAATGGAGTTTATTTGAAAGTTTCCATAGATTTTCCGTATAGAGAATTTCATTTGCTCCAAAAAGCATATTTTCATTCGTAAGCATATACACAGGATGAGACTCTGCTTCTGGTGGATACATAATATCTACAAACTCTCTTGGTGCTCCTGCTTTAAGTAGCAGTTCACAAGTAACATCATCAAGCAACGTAATTTTTGTTTTCATAATATGTTGACTCATTGCCTTTAGATACAAATCCTTTTCACTCCAATCAAGGGCTTCCATAAGTTCGTTATTAACAATCCCTGTTTCAAATCCCTGATCTGTTTCTTCGCGTACTATACGATATATTATTGCAAGATCAAGAAATTGCCGATGTGGAACATGTTGAAGCATTTCTTTTGACTCTTCCATATTTACTAATTGAATAAATACTTTAGCTGTTTCTTTTGAGAGTTTTTCTTCTTTTTCTCTTCGATCTTCATGAAGAAAATACGCTTTTACCTGCTTAATAATTGTATCCAATGTATATGGAAAATCATAATATGGAAGATAAATCTCATACAATTGCTGTATATTGATCGCAATTCCTCTATCTTCTCCTTTTCGAGTAATTTTGATCCCATCCATCATTCTGTTTGTACGTACTAGCTTAGAAAAACTTATCTCTAGTCCTGCTAACTCATTTTTTGATGCTTTTGGCAATTCTTTTTCTAATTCCAATTTGAATTCTTCATAGTTCATTATTTTCATTATTTTCCCTCCTAAAAATAAAAAATGGCATAAAAATAAGCAGATATTTTATATCTACTCAATTTACACCATTTGGTTTATAAAATTTCTATTTTTGTGTTTTCTAAAAAAAGTCACAGTTATATCGGTCTGTGAATCTAATAAAAATACATATTTATTATAACATAAAATTTATATAAGAAAAAGAAGCAGTTAAACAATTTCTGCTTAACCACTTCTTTTCTGCAATCGCCCCAACCTGGAAAATTGAGCGATCATTTTAAATCGTAAATATATCAGGTAACCATTATATCGGTAATACCTTTTCTATTACCAGAATATCATTTCAGTCTTTTCATGTCAATGTTTGAATCACATACTACTTTATGTTATTCAATTTTTTAGTTTTAATATTGATCTAAACTGTTAGATACTATTAATGCTATATGCACTTCTAGGTGTCACAATTAATGCATTATAAATATTCTTTTCCATAATACAATCTGATCTATCTTTAGCTCCATTTCCTGTGTTATAACGTGGTATTTTTAAAAGCATAAGATCTTCTTTATAATATGTAGGTTTATTACGATATTCAATAATTCCAACATTATCTAAATTTTGTTCGTATAAATATTGAAATGTGAATCCAACAAATTCTGAAGGTACACAAAGATAATTAACATCAAAACAAAAATTCATACCACAACCAGATTTAAAATCACCTAATTGCTGTTTTATCTCAATACCTATAGAATTATGAATTTTCCCATTTACATATTCTATTCCTGCCAAATCACATCTATTTCTATGATATTCACCGCATGATACTTCTTCTTGTAGTTGCAATTTATAATCAGAATCATTTCTATTAAATTTCTGTTTTAAAAAATATTTCATACGTTTTGTTCTTTCACTTTCTGACATAATGTCTCCTTTCTATTTCTATAATATGGCTTATGCTTATCCATATATTCTTGTTTTGGAATTTCTATATCGGTAAAAAACTCTTCAACTTCATCGTCCGTAGAAAACTTATCAAAGTTACTTTCTACAAAATAATTAAAGTTATTATGTTTAGCCGGTATGATCGTATTGACTCTACCATCATTTTCTACTACCAAAATACCTACTCCAGAATTAATATAATTATTTCGATAATAAATAATCATTTTATCTAAAAATTCTCGATTGGTAGCAAAAAAGTTAAAATAACCGATAAAATGTTGTCCATGTCCACTATTTAAATCTGATAGTGAACCTTTAATTTCAATAATAACATCTTCATTTAATTCTGAATCATATCGTTCTTTTCCAACTATATCAATGTAACCATTATTTTTGTAATGATTGATATAATATTCTGAATATGTGTAAATTAGTTTTTTACCATTTTTGTTATTTTCCAGGGCATATCTCAAATTCTCTGACATCCATTTATCCCAGTTTGTATGTTGTGCCATTATTCCACCTCTGGATAAAGACTTCTGGAATCTCTAATCATGGATATCAATCTTTCTTTTTTTCCTTTGTCTAAAAAAATTGAATGTAAAATTATTAAATCTTCTACATTCAAAGTATTTAAAATTCTTTCAATTTCAATATGCTTATCTAAAAATTCTTTATCCTTCAATGATTTTTTGCAAAATTCTTGCTGCATATAATCGTACTCATTAGGAATCACAATGTCATTTGATTTTTTAACATAGTTCCCATTAATATATCCATATACCACTCGGTACAAAAAATATGAACGACTGCTTAATCCATTTTTACGAATAAAATTATCTAATATTTTTAAATCTTTGTTAGATACATTCATTGTAACTACTTTCCTTTTTCTATCATCATCAATAGGTTTTCTTCCTGCCATTATAAACTCCTTTTATTCAATATTGATGGTACAAAAAACAAACAGCAATTTCTGTCTGTTTTTTGTACTATAAATTTTCTTAAATTCCAAAATCAGCAAATGTTAACTGTGTTGCATTGTCAAGATTAATATTGTTTTCAGAAGCCAGATCCTTGAATTGACTATGACTATTATTATTAAACTCATAATCGTCAATAGGTTCATGAAGATATCCCAGCTGTTTTAATTCAACAAATAACTGATTAAACAAAACAAAAAATCTCTTCCTTTCTTCACCCGTTGGATAAGCTGCAATCAACCCTTCTTCTGATTCATAATTCACTAGATCTGCATGTCCACACAAATAATCATTTCTTTTTCCTGATTCTCTGAGTTTATCTTTTACATAACACGCAAATGCACGAGCAAATAATTCAACTTTGCTTTTCCAGTATCCATTTTCTGTCTTTGTTGCTCCCTGATCGATTTTTTCAGCATTCATATAAAACTCTGTGAAAGTATTATCTTCATTTCTGATCAATCTATGGATCAGCGTTTTAAACGATTCTGGAATCGCATCAATTCTAAGCATATTGGTTGCATAGTGACCAACAATATGCGAATCTACAATTTTCCCCAAAAAATCATCGAAAGCGTGACCCCATTCGTGTGCTAATGATCCTGCTCCACGCAGTTTTGTAAGATTGATAACTTCTCTCCCTGGTTCATAATGAGCCAAAGCATTTCCATGACCTCTCGCACCAAAAGCGATTCCTAATGCTCCTGTTTCCAAACCTACCAGTCCGATATCTTCCCGAGATATTTCTAAAGCATCAGCTAAATCACAAAATGCTTCATATGCCATATTTAAGTTAGCTTGACGGTCTTTGTCATTTGTATAATTTCCAAACTCACCGCCGCGAATCTTAAATGCATTCAAGAAATCGTCTCCCACAATATTATGACCATGACGATAATCTTTTCCTTTTCGTTCTATATTTTCCAGCTGTTTTGGAACTAATTTTTTCTTACCTTTGCGTTTTGTTTTTCTTTTTTCTCCTGCAATTAATAAATCAATCAATGTATCCTTGAATAAAATAACTTCTGGTTTACTTCCATAAAAAAGAACATCACGACTTTCTTTACATAATAATAAATACTGCCCTTTTTTGATCTCTTCCAGATTAATCTCTTCACTTCTTGAATAGAAAGGATATGTCTTTCCTGATATTTTCCATGCAATGCAAGGTTTTCCTTTTTGAATTCCGAAACGCTCATGTTCAACCTTTACAGTTTCCTCGTCAAATTCTACAATATCGTATTTCTTTGATAAGAATTCCGTTTTTGATAAGCCAAATCCCGTTTTTTCCATCTTCATCTTTAGCCTATCGAGAGCGTCTATCTCATGAAGCTTTAGAAATTTGTTCCCGTTAGCAATACCATAGTATGGTACAGCATAGCTATAACGACATGGTCCTGTTTTATAAAGCACTCCTTCTTCGCAAAGAATCTTTTTCCATGCAAGATTGATATCATCTTCGGTTTTAACCTTCATAACAATATCTCGAATCTTTTCGATTGCCTGGATGTATTCTTTTATGCTAATGTATGTACGTTTCATGTCAGGATAGATACAAGCTCGCATTTCTTTCAGCCAGAAAACGATTAATCTCGGATATCCTTTTTCTAACATTTCTTCTGCATTGATCTTTTTCCAGATATTGTCTCGTTTTACATATTTGCGTTTTTCTGCTTCTGTCATTTCAATTGTATCTTCAAAGATCATATTTCTTTCTTTCCAAAGATCCTTTTTTGCTCCGCCAATTTTCTCTCCAAAATCATTTATTTTTTGCATAGTATTGACCCCTTTCTCAGATTTTAGATATGATAAAAATTTTCTTCATTGGAAGCTTCAATGCATAATCTCATGTCATCGTAGCCATTATGATTCCCTTCTGTGTGTGCAACACAGTAATCTTCATGCACTTCTACGATCCTGCACTTTACGTTTTGTTCTCCCTGACTATCAAAATCTTCAAATTTCCACACAATCTCTTCATCAACTGTGAATTTTTTCTTTAAATTACTCATAATCTTTTTCTTCCTTTCTAACAAAAAAAGAGGACCGCAGTCCTCTTTCTAAATTAATTCCAATGTGCATCAGTAATAAACATCTGATGATCGTTTGTTTTTAGATATGAGATGGAAAAATCATAATGTTGTTTTTTTAAAACACCTTTCCCAAAAGTCCCATCAAGCACAAAATCCACATCAGCATTTCCGAATAAAATCTCATCGTTAATCTCTGATTCCTGGAGCACAAAATTTGGCAGACTTTTTTTTGTAACCTGCAATTTTTCAAAAATCCATTTTTCAATCATAGCGATCGTTGAAAATCTCATTCCGATAATTCTACTGAACATATCCTCCACATCATTTTCATTGAAAGAAATCTTTAAATGATGCATTTCAATCAATGTTTTACACATCACTGATTCAAGATACGCTTTCCAGTCTGGATATTCAAAATGAACATCGTGAGAGCAATGTATATTGCAATCTCTTTCAAAACCGTCTCCATTTTCATTTTTCTTGATCTTGTAAATGCAACTACGATCTACTCCTTTTTCGATGCGAAGATCATATTCTACACCAATGTCTTCAAACAAAATGCGTGCTGCATTAGGAAGAACTATATTATTTGATGGTCTTGATTCTGGAATATTACATTCAAATTTATATCTTGAATCCAACACAAAATCATATAAATCTGAATCAGGCCCACGATTTGCAAAAATGATTTGCCAGCTAATATCTTGACGTGCATAAGTTTCTTGCTCGTAATTGAATAAATCATACATGATCTTAACTTTTTTTGATTCTGAGAGCTGATCATAATTCTGATCAAGCAATTCCTCATATATCTCATCACAATCCCAACAAGTTTCGACATTTTTAATATCATGCTTGCTTGAATTCAGACTGTTTAATTTCTTTTTGAATCGAAAAGCAATATTTGAAACAGCTTCTCTTTTTTCTTTAAATGTAGACACATACGTCTTTTTATTTTCGCTATTTTTTGCAATTACATAATACATAATTTTTTCCTCTTTTCTTTCTTACTTCAAATCGTGTAATAAAATCAATACTCTACACATTTCAATCTCAAGATTTGCTTTCCATTCAGGATCCGTTGGATCAATTTCATAATGGTAAAATTCATCATGATCTGTTTCAAAATCGTCACCTGCTTTATTCATATCCATCCGGTAAATTGCACTGTAGTTTTCTCCATTTTCGATGCAGAATTCAAATTCTACACCAATATCTTCAAACCATATATACGCAGCTCCTGGAAGAATTACTCCTTCAGAAAACATTTCTTCTGAAATATTACATTCAAATTCATAATCTGGATTCATCATTAAGTTAACTATTTCTTTTTCTTTTAAAGGATAGTTCTTAATAATCTCCCAATGAATTACTTCTGTTCTTTTAGTCTTTTCGCTATGTTTTTCTTCATTATATTCTGGAGTTAATTCATAGCAAATTGTTATTTCCATAGAACAAAAAATCTCAAATTCAAAGTTTTTGATTGATTCTTCTAATGTCTCATCATACTTATTTTTATCCCAAGTTGATGTGATTTTCTGGTATTTCTTATTGTTAGTTTTCAAACGCTTTATCGTTTTCTGATATTGATCAACCACGAAATTAATCATAGGCTGCATATCCTCAAATGGAAGCACAATAGAGCCTTCTTCTTTTTCGCTGTTATAAATATGTAAATAATACATGTTTTTCCCTTCTTTCTTTTAATAATAAAAAAGTAGAAGCAATTTCTTGCTTCTACTCATTGCACGGATGAAACTCTATCAAATGACTTTCCGGATCGATCAGACAGATTGGAATTTTGCCTTTTGCATAACGTAAGCAGCTTGCAGTTCCACTATTTCTGTCTTTTGTAAAATCCTTATTCAAAGGATATAATCCAACGATCATCTGACTATTATCAACCATTTCTTTATTCCTTTCTAAAAGTGCTTTAATTTTTCCATCGTTTGTTGATACATCCAATGTTCGAATCTTGGAAACATCTACAATCTTATCTGACATAGATTTCATCTTTCGATATTCTTTTTTGCCAAACAGACCTGTTTCATTCCAGAGTTCTTCCTGACCAACAAATGGAATATACACTTCATTTTTTAAGGAATACTCCTTCTTTAATGAATTTGCTGCCCAAAAAGCAAGCTGATCGATTCCCTGTGCTCCACCTGTAATAACTGTTAAGATTTCATCCGATTCTATTCTACAAAAACCTCGAAGGAAATCATGAATACAATCTACAAGTTTCTGATATTTTTCCTTGTTTTTGTATCCATACAGTTTATTGGGTCTTGGTCCGGTAAAGCAAATGGTTCTCATTGTACTGAAATCAGTCATTTTCTTCCTCACTTTCTGCCTTAACAGCCTTCTTAATCTCTGAAAAGCCGTCAAAGAAAGCATTATCAAATATATCTAATACAATTTCTGTTTTAGGTTTTAAACAATAATGCCCAAAATTCAAATTTTGAATTTTTTCATTCCAGCTTGTCCAGACAGCATATTCCCCTGTTTTTTTCTGTACCGCTGAAATCATATATAAATGAGCATCTTGTGGAAGATTGCTTTGTCTTGCAACACTGATTAACTCATAGTTCGGCAGCATTTTTTTGAAATATGCATTGATATTTTTTCGTACTTTGTAGCTAACCTCTAAGGTTCTCCATGTACTCATTACCAGATCTTCCGTATACATTAATATGCGGTTTTCATCACTGTTAATGTCATGGAATTCTCCATTTTTGTCATAAAACTTAATGATTATGGAACCCTTATATTGTCCTCCTACATCTTCAATGGAAGCAAGCTGTGAAGTGATCGTATCAATCTGCATAACTTCTCCATCTACTGTTAAAATGTCGCTTGGTTTTAATTCTAAATTCTTCATGGTATAAATCCATCCTTTCTAAAAATTAAAAAAGGGCATAAAAAAAGCAGACAAATTGTCTGTCTAATCTTATACCCTTATGGTTAAATGTTCTGTGTTGTTGTATATTCTTAAAAAAAGTCCTATTTATCCTATTGTGGACGAGGAATCTAATAAAAATACATTAATATTATACCATATATATTTGAAAAAAAAAAGAAGCAGACACATAAAAATACATATCTGCTTCTTAATCTGAGTAACAATTTTGTCATTGATTATAATGGAACTTCTTCATCACCAGCTACAATTTCATCTGTACCTGTTTCCGGTACTGTTTCTGTAATATCAGCTACTGCTTTTTTAGGCATAACATGCTGACTTTTCCCAGATGCTAAAAGAAATCCGCCTGCAAGCATCATAACTGCAAGTGCCATAAATGACATTCTTTTTAATTCTTTTGTCATAATTACTTTCCTCCTTCCTGAAAAAATTATAATTAATTTCTGACCATGCAGAAATCATTATCGTTTTGATGGGTTTGTCTTGAACATTTTAACAACGCTGTCATACATAGCTTTTCCATACTTGTCTGTATTAGTTTTCATAGATGCAGCTTCGGATTTGTTGGAGATAAATCCAAACTCTGTCAAAGTAGATGCAGTTTTTGTATGACGTAATACAGCTAATCCAGTACGATCTACCAGTCCTCTGTTCGTAAATCCTGTTGCTGCCTTTGTAAAGTTATGTACATTAGCTGCCCACTTATAGGATGTAACTCCATTGGATGCTTTATATCCTTGAGAATTGTATAACGTCTCTGAACCTTTTGCTGTTGCTCCTGCAGAGTTGATGTGGCAACTAAGGAAGTAATCAGCTCCAACGTTGTTTGCCAGATCACTTCGATCTGTCAAAGATGGATAAGTATCAGTGGTTCTTGTGTAATACACTGCATAATTCTTATCCTTATCAAATTGTTTCTTTGCTGCTAAAACAATGCTTAATGTAAGGTCCTTTTCTCTTAATCTATTTCCTGTTGCTCCAGAATCAGAACCACCATGTCCGGCATCTAAAACTAAGATATTTTTATACATTGTTTTTGGTGTTCCCCATTTGATGTAAGCATATCCATTGTCAAAAGAAACAGCATATCCACGATAAGAACTAGAGGCTTTTACATAGACATATGTTCTTTTTTTCGTAGAATTATATTTGACTGTAAATCCTGACATACTGCTTTTTGCGTAGCGGTTTGAAGCATTATTAAAATGGCTTACATAATTGCCTGCACAAGACATGAATAATTGACGGCTAGTATACTTATCTTCAAGATAATAGCTTGTCACTCCGCTAGGTAACTTGATTCTTAAATTATAATTACTCTTAGAAGCTTTTACACGAGCGTTTGGTAATGTTCCCGTAACTGTATATTTTGTCGTTGTTGGCTTTGTCGCGGTAGTTGTAGTCGTTGGTTTGGCAGTTGTCGTTGTGGGTTTGGCTGTTGTAGTCGTTGTTTCAGGTTCTTTCACAAAAGCTGGTCTGTCATAGGTAAATGTATTAGAACATCCATCATATACAGATTTCATATTTTTCATATGTTCTGCAATTTCTTCTGCATAAGAAGGATTTGTTGAATACTGATGCCAGATATTATCCTTTTTCGGATTATATCTCATTTTGAATAGTGTATTCTGCTGATAAACGGTATTATGAATATAATTATCAGCAACATACTGTGCAGCTCCATTTAATGCTTTGTCTACACTTGTCCATCCCATATAATACGCATAGGAAGAACCACAAAGCTGCGGATCACTGTCATATGCCTTGATTCCATACAGATTATATACTGTTGTTTCCGGAATTGTTTTTGTAATATATTTTCCATTAACTTTCTGGAATCCTGTTACATTTCCATTGGCATCTTTTTTTACACTATCGCCTGTAATGACCTTCGTAATAGCTTTCTTACTTAATGCACTTGTTCCGTATGCAGATTCATTAATCGTCTGGGATACTAAGTACACTGGATCAATCTTTTCTTTTTTAGCAGCTGCAATGATTGCACTTGCTTTTCCTTTTAACACGCTGTTATTTTTATTTTGTAATAACTCATCCAGTTTTTTCGCAAATGCAGATTCATTTACATTATGATAAACATCAATTCTCATATACTGTTCATCATTTACTGTTGATGTAATTTTTTTCTGATATGCATTTTCATCAAACGTTTGATTGTTATACTTAGGAACAGCTTTGCTCTGTTCTTTCGCATACGCAGATGCTGTCATATCATAGGATGTTGTTACTTTTTTGTTTACAACTTCCGGCTTAGTTTCTGTTGGTTTTGCCGTTGTTGTTGTGGGTTTCACTGCCGTTGTTGTAGGCTTCGTTGTAGCTGTAGTTGCATTATTAGAACCACCTGACTGACTGGCCGCTCTCATGCAGCCTGCACGTTTCGTAGCATTCCATTTATAGCTAATGCCTAAATTTTTGGCTGTCCATGATCCCGGCACCATAATGTAATTAGTTTTGTTGCCGTAGTTATATACTTTTCGTGGAGCTGTAGACATTGTTGTTTTTTTGCCATTGATATAAGCAGTCTTACTATCGACTGTCATTTTAATGGTTGTATTATATCTGCTTAATGTAAAAGTATCTCCACTGTTTTTATATAATACTTTGGGACCCTCCGCCTGTCCAAAAATCCAGTAAGCAGAATACATTGCATTGGAATCCTCATCAATGTATCCAGGCATTTTTGTACCTAGAATCTTATCATTCCATCTTGCATCCACTGCACTCTTTTTATAAGTCTTATTGTTATGCAGATACTTGATTTGTACTGTATCTCCAGCTTTGAAGGAATTTGCAGCATAAACCATGTTGACCCCTCCTCCAAATCCTGTTCCTAAGGCAGTTACCAGACTCATTGCCATTGCCATGAATCGTTTACATGTTCCTTTTTTCATAACCTATACTTCCTCCTTATTTAAAATACCGCAATAATTTGCTTATTGGCTTGTCCTGCTTTGGCTTTGTACCGAATTGTTACTTTTGTTCCAGGATTTAAATCTTCTAACTTCTTAATTAAATCCTCTTTTTCAACGATCATCACTTCATAACTTCCATCAGACATTTTCATTTCCACACTATTTGTATCAGAAAATCCGTTATAAGTAACCGTCGCCTTAACTGCAGCTTTTTGTTCGTCTTTTTTAGTAGCAATTGGTGTTTCTGTTGTTGCTTTGGTTGTTTTTTTCGCTGTGCTTGTTGTTGTGCTTGTCGTCACTTTGGTTGTAGCTTCTGTCGTAGCTGACGATGTTATTGTCTGCTGATCTTTATTTTTTGAAATATTTTCCTTTTCCGTGGTTGATGCAACTTCTGTAGTTTTAGTAGTTGCTTTTTGTTTTTTCTTTGCAGATCCACATCCACTTAGCACCGCAAGACTTAATACCGCAATAAAAAGACCAATAACTCGTATTCTTTTTTTACTCATATCATTGTCACCTCCTCTCTGATCGACTGATTATTAACAGGTATATATATAAATAAAAGCATAAAAAAAACAGACCATTCGTCTGCTTAATCTATGCTTCTATATCAAAAATATTGAATTGTAATACATAATTTCTCTAAAGCTTTATTCCTTAAAAAAGTCCAAACTATCCCTGTTGTTTTGGAATCTAATAAATTAATTACATTATAACACATTTTAAGCTTTCAGAAAACAAAAAAAGAGCTGCACAAAAATGTGCAACTCCCTTTCCATTATTTAAATAATTTTGGCCTTTTATAAGGCGTTTTCCATTCTTACATAATCGTATCGGACATTACATCCAAAAATTTCTTATAATTTTTATTCCTTGAGCAATCTGGGATCGCAAAGATGATTTTTTCAAAAGTCCAAAATTCTTCAATCAAAAGTCTTTTGAAAATCTGTGCAACTTCTGTTGCATCCTGACCAAAAACTCCCGCTCCGTAAGCACCCAAAATAAGCGTGTCTACTTTTTCTTTTTCTGCAATATGTAAGACAAAACGAATTCTTGACTCTAATGCATTATAGTTTTCTTCATCTGATACATGACAATATTTCTGTGCTGCCGATTTGTTTGGTGCAGCACATGTAATTACATCACAAAGTGTCCCTACACTATCATTTGTAAATACAACATCAGGAGAATACAATGCTCGATTTTCATATAATGCACGATTCTTGTGCTTATCATTCCAAGCGTAATAGTCTTTGAATTCAGATAATACATTGTATAAAAACGATGCATGGCATAAACTTTCTTCCTGAGCACTGCTACCTTGTAAAAACATTCCGCCGGCATTTTTATAGCTGGCAAAGTTAAGAATTGCCGTCCTTTTTTCTTTCTTTTTGTAACGAAATATTGCAGACACCGTATCCAGATCAACAACGGAAACTTCTCTTGTCAATACTGGATTTAATTCATCAAATGTATTTGTATCATCATATAATTTTGTATTTCGAACACATTGTTCAATATAATCTGAAAAAACATAAGCCATATTTTTTGTATGGAGATAAGCTCTTTCTTTTCTTTCGTCTCTATTTTCCCAATAATGGGCATTACGATTATGATTCATTAGTATTCTTCCTCGTATTATATAGTAGTAGTGTTTAGAGACCCTCTCCAAGGTCTTTATTACTATTAAGTCATAGTCTTTTCTTTACCTTTTCTACAGGTTCGACTATGATATTTAAGATGCTGTGGATTGGTTCATTTTTCCTACCACTTGATGGTTTACGAAAGGCTCCAACCACAGTCTCTTTGTTCATTTGTTAATCAGTTAGATACCGCATGACGGTTTATTTAGAACGAGGTTACAATCACAAGGAGCACCCTGTGGTTCTAAAACAGCATTCATATATTTCAAAGGAGATTTTTTATGATTTACGTAGGAATTGATGTTGCAAAAGATAAGCATGACTGCTTTATCACTAACTTTGATGGAGAAGTGTTATTTAAAGCATTTACCATTGCTAACAACCTGGATGGTTTCAATGATCTTTATCAAAAGATTGTATCCGTTACGGAAGATATAACCAAAGTAAAAGTAGGACTGGAAGCCACCGGACACTATAGTTACAATCTCTTAGGATATCTCATTGATAAAAGTTTGCCCACCTATGTTATCAATCCGTTACATACTAATCTGTACAGAAAAAGTCTAAGCCTTAGACAGACGAAAACGGATAAAGTAGATGCCCGCACGATTGCTTCTATGCTAATGTCTGACGTGAACTTAAAGTCCTACTCAGACATATCTTTTCACAACGAAGAACTAAAGTCATTAACCCGTTACCGTTTTGATAAAGTAAAAGAACGTGCTAAGTTAAAGTCTTCCGTTTCAAGACTTGTCTGTATCTTATTTCCTGAATTAGAAAAGTTAGTTCCAACACTTCATATGGCATCAGTTTACGCAATGCTTTCTGAATTTCCCGGTGCTAAACAAGTAGCAGACGCTCATCTTACCAGACTTACCAATCTGCTTTCTGAATCATCAAAGGGGCGATATGGTAAAGAAACAGCTATTGCTTTTAGAAATGCTGCAAGAACCTCAATAGGTTCAAATATGCCAGCAAAATCATTAGAATTAAAGCATACCATCAAGCTGATCCGGGAACTCACATCTGATATTGATGAAATTGAACATGAAATCAAACTCATTATGGATGAAATCAATTCTCCGATTCTTAGCATCCCCGGAATCAATTACCGTATGGGAGCTATGATCATTGCCGAAATCGGCGATTTCAACCGTTTTGATTCTCCTGATAAAATCTTGGCTTATGCCGGATTATCTCCTTCTACATACCAGTCAGGACAACTTGATGGCGCATACTCCCACATGGAAAAGCGTGGTTCCAGATATCTACGATATGCCTTATACAACGCAGCCAAATATGTCTGTCACTGGGATCCAACATTCGCTGAATATCTGGCAAAGAAACGAGCCGAAGGCAAACATTACAATGTTGCCATATCTCATGCCGTCAAAAAGTTGGTTCGAGTTATTTACCATCTCGAGAAAACCAACCAGCAATACATCAAAGCTGCTTAAGTTTTTCTAATTCAATACTCCTTTTTTTGAGCACCAGCAACGATGCTCTTTTTGTCATGCAGTTTTCAAGGTTCAAAGAACTCTAACTGAGTTCAAGATATATCTAAAATACATTTCTGTACTTTATTCAAAAAAGTTCATTTTTAGACTTGACTTTTAATAGTTAGTCTTTCTTATATAATATAAATTTCTCTGTTTTCAACTTCAATACTTTGTTTTACATCTCAATGGCTAATCATTACCTAAATCATCAAAATGAATTCCAAATTCATTGTAAAATTCTTCTTCATCATAACAATCAGTGAGATCTTGGATGTTTGGATGCTGCCAATCAACAAAATCAAATAAGGCTTTGGCAATGTTTTTGTATCCATTGCATTCCTTCAAGAAATCATTTCCTGTATAGCAATTTTTCAAAATATCATTCAAATTTTCCCCTGTCGCTACGACTCCAAGGTTCAATTTATTAAGATAAATATCAGGAATATAAATAATATTATCGGATACTTCAAATTCTCCTTTATAAATCAAACATTCCTGACCATCAGTAAAATCAAAAATTTCTTCAAGACATTCTCCCTGTTTTAATCTTGCTGCCAACTCTCTTTTATTAATCATATTTTTTTCTTTCGCTTCATCAGATACGATATTATCTTCTTTTTTGTCTGCCATATTTAAGACTTGTCTTCCAAATTTTAAAGCCTTTTCAATAAGCTCAAATTCCCTTTCTGCACACAAAGCATTATAATTTCCATAAATGGAATCTCTACAAAAGATGATTGTATGGGGAAATATATAATTATTTGCCACATTAAAAAAACGACGATCCATAACATCAGTATTCAAGTAATCACGAAATGTTTTCAGAATTTCTTTTTCAGCTTCCTCATCTTTTGCCTGTAAGATATACAAATCATCATTACTTGATATATCTGTATGTAAGACGCGAGTAAGAAGATAATCATTGCTAATAATTTGATCATTATTTTTATGATTTTTAATCATTAGATCACTGGTATAAATTCCATATTTTTCAAAGCATAACTTTGCCTCGGCCATTGAATCTAAATGTGCTTGATGCATATTTGCATCATAATCATCTGCAAATTCTTTTCCATCTGTTGTAACGTATTTTGTCATTGGAATTGTTACTACATCTTCCATTTTTTTAATTTTTTTGTTCATAATTTTCTCCTTAATTAATATTTTCAATTTTTGTATGATTTTATAGAACAGCGTCCGTAATAAGCTATTTTTTAAGATACTCTGCGGGAATTCTCGGCCATTCAATGTAATCTTTCATATTCAGATTGCAATTCTTCTATTTTCTTCTTCAATTTCTGCTTTTGATCCTCTTTTAAATCTTTAGAATTCTCTATACTTTTTGGAAATTTACTTTTCCATCTAGCATAATCTTCTAAAATTCTTTCCCTCTCTTCTTGCGTATCTACCAATTTACTTTCAGTTTTTTTACATATATAAGCATCATGCCATTTAGATAAATAATCATACATACGATTTTCAGAATTCGCCACAACTGCATATTTAACATTTCCATCATCATCTACAATTTTTTTAATAGTCATTCCATATTTTTCTTCCATTTCAAAGAAAAAAAACATGGTACTTAAATCATCACATGGTGTTGGATCATATAATGCAGCAGCATTAACATCCAAAGCATTTGCTATCCGAAATATCATGGAGACTTTTGGATTTCTTGCTCCATTTTCATATTTTTGAATTCGATCTGCTGTCAATCCCAGCTTTTCACCTAACTCAGATTGAGACAGACCATTTAGAATCCTAATATTTCTTATTCTTTTTCCGATTTCCGTTTTGCTCATTATAAGTAAACAAAAGAGACTTATCATCTAAGCCTCTTTTGCCCCACTGTAGAGTGAGCCTCCTTTCTTATCAAAAATTTTCACATAATAAATATGCGATTGGATTTGTTTCTTTTAATTTTTCCCATGGAATCTTACATGCACGACATTTCGCATTACGAATCTTTTCCATAATTTCCGGAACAGAATCGTAAATAGATGCAATTTTAGGACAAAGTGCCGACTCACCAATCTTAATACTTCCATCTGGTGCAATAACTGGTGTACAAACCTTGCCATTAGATAAAAGTATATTGACCAAATCCTTCAATGTTGCTTCTGGTTTCTGCTTTGTAATCAAAATGCAATTGATACATTTAGGTGCAATCGTATTCCAATATTCATCGGAATAATTCTTCAAAGCACGTCCTTGTGGATACAAACAGTGAGATTTATTGTTTTGATCCGAAGGCACCGTATCAATAATAACTCCTAACTTAGATAACCAATATTTTTCATTATCTGTTAATGGATCGGGATAAAATCTCGGATCATCTGTCACCTGGATCATAACATATCGTTTTCCACAGTGTTTCAAGAACTCTGAAACTGCATGATAAATTTTTTTGTTACGAACAAGTTCACGACCATTTGTTGCAAATGTGATTGGATACTTAATCGGTAATGTCTTCCAATATGATTCGATAAGTGACAGCATCTTCAAAATATCTGGATGTTCAAACATTTCTCCACCTGAAAAACTCCACGTTGGAATCTGATTTTTGATCATAAATTTTAATACATCTTCAAATACTTCCAGTGTCATATGTTCTCCATCCGGTTTGCAGTCTGATAAACAATGCGTACATCCCATTTTACAAGCATATGTAACTTCTACTAACATGATTTCTTTCTCCTTAATAATATCTTCAATTTAGCTTAGAGGCTTTAATCAATCACTAATCTTTTAAATTAATGGATCTTCTCCCTCTAACCACTGATGAAATTTTCCATTTTCTTCTTTGTATTTCTTCTGTTTCTCTTGATACCATCGTTTAGACAACTCGAAAATCAAATCTAAATAGCAGCGTTTGCTAGAAACATATTTTGAAGCAATCTTGCTTAATTCAGGAATCACATAAAAATCAGCTTTTTTAAGGCAATCATAAAAAATCAATAATTCCTCATCTGTATAATCTTCAAAAAGATTTTTTTCCGGAGAAATCTTCTGTTGTTTTTCTTCTGCTGCCAGAAAAATATTCAAAGCATTTGTAATATCTTCTTGCATCTCTATATCGTCAAGAAAAAGAGCTTGTGATCTCGCTTTATTAAGCATTCCAAGTCCCTCTTTGATCAAAGTCTTAATTACTTCACGTTCCTTTTCCATCCCATCTTTAGGATTTTCAATTTCAGGACCATAAACATTTTTGAAAAGTTCTGTATATCTTTGTATCTGATATTTCCAACTAGAACAATCAAATACAATGTAAAAATACTCTCCATAATCTTCTATCGAATCGTCTGTTCGAATTAATTGGTTGTTTTGTGCAATTTCCAAAACTTTTTTCAAAATATTTGTTCTGATTCTAAAATATTTCTTTGGACCTAATTCCATTGGAATCTCATATTTTACTAATATAATAACCTGATAAATATTGTCATATAGTCCGTTTAGATCAAATTCTACTTTTGTTATTCTACTAAGCTGTAAAAAATCTTTCTCTAACTTTTGACATTTATCAAGTATGTTGAATCTTTCTGCAATTTTTATTTCCTTTTCTTCCATGTGTTTTTCTCCTTTAGTAAAAAAGCGGTATGAGATTTATACTCACACCGCTTTTAGTTATTTCTTAATATTCTTTCAAAATTCTAATTTTCTCCTGATTTTATAAGAAAATCAGTATGACAATCTGATTGAGCAATCACTGTACAACCATGATTTGATAATATTTTATTGATACGTTCATTTTCTGCATTTTCAACTTTTTCTTCTAATTCTTCATAATCAATTTCATCTTTATGACCTGGAATCTCAATATCCAGATCTTCTAAGATTTCATTCATTGCATCATAAATAGAAATATCCGGATTATCAAGCTGTCCTCCATCAATTTCTGAATAATCAGAAGTATAAAGTGTATAATCGTAACCATCTTCTGATTTCTGAATCATAAAATAGTTATCTCCAATTTTGCAGGCCAATGAATTTTTGCATGATATAGACTTATTCTTTACATTTTTAATAGATTCCCATTGTCCTGACGATAAATTAAAATAAAACCGTTGTGAATCAATTTCATAATCATCATTTCTATCATAAAAATGAATGACCATAGCACAGGCAGCATATAGATCTCCATTTTTCTCTCTTGGAAGATTATCAATAGAAAAATTAACGCTCCATATACGATCGTCTAATTTTAGAGTTGATAACTTTTCTGCAGCCCGTTTCATCAAATAAGAAATATCTTCATTTTCAATCTTTTCAGTCATATGTATGAAATATAGCATATCATCTTCAAAAGTATAATCATAATAATATCCATCACGCATATAAACCGTATAAATCTTCAAGTTTGATAAGTTATATTTTATAGCCTGTTCTCTTGCAAGATTTAAAACGTCTCTAGCCATTACGGCTCCTTCTGTAATGAATAATTTAGCTCCTTCGTTTGTTATTTCAATCTTCCAATTTTTTATATTATTTTTATTTTGCATTTTAACCTCTTCCTTTCTTAAAAAAAATCCAGTATATCCGACAATCTGTCTGAATATACTGGATCAATAATGATTCTACGTTCTTTCTTAATTAAATGGGAGTTCATCCTCCAGTCCATCAGGGATGTTCATAAAACCATCGCTTGCTGCCGTACTTGGCTGAGGTGTGCTTGGCTGTGAAGCTCCCCTATTATTGTTCTGGGATGCAGCTGCTTTGCTCTCTGCAAATTCCTGTTCTTCAATCACAACTTCTGTTGTGTAGACTTTCACGCCTTCACGGTTTGTATAGCTACCTGTCTGGATTCTTCCGGAAACAGCAATCTTTGTACCCTGTTTGAAATACTTCTCTGCAAATTCTGCTGATCTTCCAAACGCTAAACAGTTAATAAAATCTGCATTCTGCTCACCATCTCTTTTGAATCGTCTATCCACTGCTAATGTGTATCGTGCGATTGCCATAGGATTTTCTCCCTGTGAATATCTTACATCTGGATCTCTTGTTAATCTTCCCATTAAAATTGCTTTATTCATTGTTTCTTTCTCCTTTTCTTTATAACTAATTTTTTGACTTCTTTTAGCTAATTTTTACTTAGCTCCTGATAAAATGGTACGCTCATAAGTTCCGCACGTAATACATCATACATTTTATGTAAACGTGGGTTTACTAGGCTCATCCATTTTTTTCGATCATCTTTAGCCATTGCTTCTCTTACCATAGTTGCACTAACTGGCAACGCCTGTCTATTTACGATTAATTCAGCTGTGTTGGCAAGATCTTTTTTGTCAAACCAACCGCTTCGGCTTTCATCGTTGCCATAAATCATCAGCTCGGGGTTCTTGTAGATGTATCTGTCTACATTGTTTAACAGATAACGTCCCCATTCAGGACAAATATCATTTTCGTCCGTCATGTCCGAAAGTGCATAGACCATAATCTCTGGCCGATCTCCATAAATCTCTCTTAGGATTTTGGTCCGTGTATTGATATTGAACGGATTACGTTCAGTTCCAGATTCCTGTGCTGATCCAATCAAGATTAATAATCGATCACACAGTAATAGACCGGTATCAACTAATTTTTCATGACCTTTATGGAAGGTCTGAAATCTTCCACACACTAATCCTACGTCATAAGGTTTCATTCATAAATAAGCGAAATTTTTATTCCTACATTAATTGTTGGAAATAATTTCGCCCTCGCCATTTGGCGAGCCTCCTTTCTTATATTTGTAATTATTTGTTAACTACTCCACCCATTTTAACTGCTCTAAAAGATCCGTCGCTGCTAAAATAGACTTCGTATAATAACTGTGTCCATCTACTTTACGATAAAGTTCATTTAATTTTCCAAAACTTTCTGCATAATAAGCCATTGGATTATTATCATCTGCATGTTCTTTTACAATATTGTAAATTGGTTTACAAACTTCATCATAAAAATCTCTGTTTTCGTCTCGAACTTCTTTGCAGTAGAACATCATCATCTGTGTCATACTGTGTTTCAGAAATTCTTTGTTATAAGTTGCATTTTTATCAATTTGCTCATACATGATCGACTGTAATCGATTCCAGTAATTCCTATCATGTAACTTTGTACTTTTGATGTTTTCCATTGCAAAATACAATAAACGAAAATTCATCTGAATGATAAACGTATTAGTTACTGCTGCCTGTGCCATAGTTATACTCCTTTCTTTATACAAATTTTATCTTTTGAACATGTGAAAATCGAAAAATAAAGAAATCCACATTATCTTGTGATTCTAAAGTTTCTATTAGGCAATAATAGCCTTTACGCAAATAGAGATCTGGATTATTTTTAAATCTTTCATCTCCAGTTTTTTCTAGAAATCCAGTTAAAACACGTCCATTAAATAACTCTATTTGTACTCTTTCTCCTAAATATTTCTGTTCGAATTCTGCTTTTCTCATAGCTTCCTCCATCAAATTTAATCAACGATAATTAAAAAGCCATGTTTCTTTGTGGCTTCTTTATTAATTACAATTCGTTTTACTTCTTCTCCTCCATGAAAACATTCCACTGATAACAGCTTGTCGATTTCTCCAGTAGCTGAATTATGAATGCCGATAGATTGTCCTTTGAAGACGCCAGAATCGTAATTCCATGCTTCGATCATGTCTTTATGATTTATTTTCTTCTTCAATTTACTTTTCCTTAATTAGAGTGGTTTGTATAAGCGGGTGTTGTTTAACCCGAAAATACGGTCCGTGAATGTTCCGTTGCTCTGATCTTCTAATGCATGTTCACATTGATACATTTCCGCATCGATCATATCAATTCGATTTAACATGATAGCCTCCGGCAGCTGTGGAACTGTAATTGCTCCGTACTCCTGCTTGCCGTGATGAGATGCTAATAAGTGTTTTAAAAGTAAAATCTTATCTTTATTCTCATCATTTTGAAGATCTAATTTATTGCAAGCTTCATCGATCATTTCACATCCAATCAGTAAATGTCCAAGCAAACTTCCTTCCGGAGTATAATCGGCATTTCCTGTAGGATCTGTATATAATTCTTTTAACTTTCCAACATCATGTAAGATAATGCCGGTTAACAATAAACTGTGATTTAAGGCTTGCCCATACACTTTTCCAAGTGCAATTCCACTCTGAACCATACGGAATGTATGATACAAAAATCCAGATCGAATGTTATGATGTACTGCTTTGGCAGCAGACCAGATAAAGATCTGTTCTTTGTACTTCTCATAAATATTATGAATGATAGCAAGATAATCATCATCAAGTACTGTTTGATCTGCAATCTGTAAGATATACTCATACATTTTTTGCGGACTGTAAGGTGCTGCATTGATGAAATCTTCCATTCTGTACTCAGATTCCAAAGCTTCTCTGTACATATCCAGTGTAAAATCTTTCTGCCCGTTGTATTCTCCAACAGAAAATTCACCGATGATCACAGTATTCTTATCAAATGGAAATTCTTCAACTGACATATTCCATAACTTAGCATCTACCTCTTTCTTCTGATCATCTCTTAATTTTAAGATCAAATAGGGTTTTGAAGTTCTGGTCTGTTTCTGTGTAACAGATACGATCATCACTGGACCTGAAATCTTTCCTTGAATTGTTGCTTCTTTAAACATAAAAATCTCCTTTCGTAAATAAAAAAACAGACTTTTTGTCTGTTTCAATGAATTTTTTCAATTTAATATATTTTTTAAATCTCCTTTCCTCAAAATAAAAAAGGGTATAAAAATAAACAGATACCATATATCTGCTTAATTTATACCCATGATTGATAATTTTCTATTGACTTGATTCTTAAAAATGTTCAGAATTTTCCTATATTCTAAAGTCTGATAAAAATACAATTTTATTATATCATGTTGTGAGCAGTATCTCAACCCTAACATAGTGAAATTTTTTCTAATGCAAGAAACACCCATCGCTTAATCTCTGGATTTTCTGCAACGATATCCAATGCTCGATCATGATCAATTGCTCTACGATACACCCTGTCACTTATCAATGCATCATAAATATCAGCTGCCATTAAGATTTGAAAATATTCTTTTGCAAAATCGCTGATCTGTTCATCTGTCAGCGTACGATATTTGTGTGTACCATGATGCAGTAATATTAATTCACAAATATCTTTTTCAAACCCATATTCCATGCAAGCTTCATATCCATAGTATGCGTGCATATCAATGACTTTACGTTCCAATCCTGTTAATGGTCTTGGTGCATTCAGAATCTTTTCTGGAATGTAATATTTCCCAATATCATGATATCTTGCTGCAACCGTTAACATCTTTGTGTCGTATGCAGACAGCCCTAATTCTTCTGCCATTGCTTTCGTGTATTGTTCTACTCTGTTGCAATGGATTTTTGTTTCTTTTGAAAAATATTCCTGTATTTTATATCTTGTCTTGATCATTTGTGTTCTTCCTCCCAATCTTTACCATACTTCTTTTTCAACTGTGGATTGTCAAAAATTGTATATCTTATCGTTTCTTTCCATTTGATTTTCCTTTCTTTTTAACGATACAGGACAAGGGAGTTTCCCTGTCCTGCATAACAATTAATAATTATCTTTCTCATATTCCAAAATCTTCTGCCAATGTTCTGCCATTGGACCTGTTGGATCGTAATGATATCCTGCTTTCATAAGTAGCAGTTGATCCAGATTGCAGTCATTTTCATAGAATCTCTTATTTCGAAATTCCATCAAAAGATTCTGTTTTAAAATATGCTTTTTTGCATCTTCTTCAGATAAGCACAATACGTTATTTGCTCCATTTGTCTTATTATTCAAGGCAAATTCGTAAATGACTCCGTCATCTTTTAAGCAAAATTCCTGATCCCAGTATTGTACGGTAACCGTAATATATTTACGACCAACCTTTTTAATCTCAGCCGGAACAATGTGATATACTTGTTTCATCTGATCTGAATCGTATTTCTTGGTTACAACATAAGCCGTATTTCCAACGATAAGCTCTTTTTTATTAATCTTCATGATTTTTTCCTCCTGTTATTTTTTGCTTTGAATCTTTATAACAATCCTTTTTCTTCTAACGAATACTTTACTTCTTTACAGTGATATTTACTCTTCCATGTTCTTAAAATAAAATAGGAAAAATTGAGTTGTGCGATATATGTATTGGCATCTAAAATCATTAAATCAAAAACAGTGTAATCTCCGACAAAATCATTCAAATATTTATCATCAATATCCAACACATAAGACATTTCATCATAGTCGAAACCCGTAATATAAATTTTTCTTCCTGACTTCAAAAATGATTGAAGAGGCTTCAGCACATTTTTCTTTACTTCCATTTTCTTTTTATTCTTAGAAAGTAATTGCTTACGATCATCATTTTCTTTGTGATTCTCACTTTTTTCTAATCTTCGCGAAATTTCAATTTCCTGCAGTAATTCTTCTAAGCGATTTGCAGCTTCTCCACAAATACACGCCTGTTCACCTAACTTTGAAGATTTTTCTAAAATTCTTAATTCTTTGATTAAATCTTTTGTTTCCACTTTAATCGACCTCCCAACTCCAAATTTTTTATTTGTCATTGTATTTAATATAAAGTTTTTCCCATTTACTTAACCAGTTTTTGGCACCAACGTAACTTTGATAAGTCAACTCGTTACTATCTTGCTTTTCTTCATACATATCGCACTCATGTTGCACTTTCCACCAAACATCAGAGAAATTTTCAATTCTGTCATCATCCATAACAATATATACTTTTAGTTTTATTAGTTCTCTTATTGCCTTCTCACAATCAGCTGGTAATTCTTTTTGAAAAATTTTAACCATGGTTACTCTCCTTTTAATTTCTTATAATTCTTCTATCATTTCTGTTGCATCTTTAATCTTATTTAATGGACGTGCTTCATACTCGATATGATATGTATCAAAAGAAGCATACGCATGAAACGCCATAAAACCTTCTGTAACGGGTTCTTCATAGCTTCCAATTCCATCAATACTGTCTGTGCAATCATTGCACGTTTCTTGTGATAATTTTTTATTATCTTCAATTAACGATAAAAGATACCTCTTAATCTCTTCTTCTGTTGCAGTGAGCCGTTCAATAAAGAACTGACTGATGCCATCATTCCACACTACAACTAACCACTCATTTTTTTGTTCAATCATTGTTTCCCTCCTAATTTTAAAAAACTATCATTGATGCTTTGCTTTAGCAGCATACACATCAATGATAGTTTCCTTCTCATTCTTTTATTTCATTGGAAATATCACTTCTGGTACCTCTTATAGAGCATCCCTCTGTATCGTGTCGATGAAGAATTTCTTCAATCTGTTTCTGTTCTTCATCATTCAAACAGAATCCTGTCCAATAAGAGAAGTCATTTTCTCCGAATTGATTGATGATTCCAACAATTTTTGACTCCATTTTTCCCATGCTGATTTCAAGCTCGAAACCATCATGACAGAAACCATATTTTTCTGATAGAGCCTCTGAAACCCCATATAAGAAATCTTCGTTGTAATCCAAATCTTCGTTTGTATCATACTGAGATAAATTAATATTAAGATCTAAAGCATTAACCTTATCAGGCAATCCTGCCATAACATCATCGGATGCATCCCATTGAATATTTGTAATCCTAACATCTTCCCATGATTTTCTTTTGCTCAGATTAGGATTCGCTATTTTTCCTTTACAAAAATCTCTAAAATCCCGATGCTTAATGATTGTACCATCTTCAAATTGAATATCAATGTCATTATGTGATCGATATTTTATGATTGAAGCTTTCATACCACAATTCATCGTTAAACACTTATTTATTGGATCATTGTCTTTTAACGCACAATGTATGATTTTGCCAGTATTTTCATAATTGATATATAATCTATCAAAATGAAATTTAATCACAAGGTGTCTTGCTAGATCTATAATATCATCGGATTTTACACCCCAATCATTAATGATCAGCGTTGATTTATTTTCTTTAATTTTTAGTTCCCAATTCTTAATCATACTTTCTTTCTCCTTAAATACAAATCATATGAATAATATCATTTTCCGGTACGGGCATTTTTCGTTCACGACGATCTAAATCTCTTTGACCCCATTCATCGATGAAATCATCCTCAACCGCTGATCTCTCTGGTTTGTGATCATACTCGAAGATATAATCATCATCAATAAGATCATCATTATCGTTGACTCTTTGAACTTTTGCGTAGAATGAAGGAAATTCTTCATCTTCTGCTTTTCCAATTACATACTTTACTTTTTCCGCTTTCCATTCCGTCTTCCATTCATCAAGCTTGATGCACTTATACCCATCAATTTTAATTTGCTTTTCGTTTTTCATAATGTATTCCTTCCTTATCAATAATTTTATCGTTTGGCAATATCTTCACAAATCATGTTTGCCAGAGAAACGTCATTTTCACATAACTCTTTCAAATTTTCTCTTATATCGTCATAAGATTTTGAAAATTCTTCGTAAGCATAGTCAATTATTTCTAATCGCTTTTCTAATGATTTAATAAACCTTTTTTTGCTTTCGATTTCTTTTGATACTTTTTGCTTAATTTCTTCCAAAGTATTTGGATTATCCTTATTACCACAATCGATATAATTTCTAAAATATGATCTTCTATGATTTGGGGTAAACTTTGTATCAACTTCAAGAATGTATCCTCGAAAAGATTCTTTCCTTTTATATATTGCATTATTAAAATTTTTCGACATGCTTTTAAAAGGAGTTCCATCTTTTTTCGTAAGATAAGTAACTCTTTCCCATGCTTCTAGTAATGCTTTATTTTCCTCGATATAATCTTTCAAATCTCTTTTAATACTATTCAAACTCATATTTATTGCCTGCCTTTCCTATGATTTTTTAATTTCAGTACGATAAAATTCTTTGATATATAAAAAGTACAAAAACAAATAATAATTTTTCATCTGTTTTTGTACCATATTTAATATAATATATATCAAAATTAAGCAGTTACAATCTGCCAAACATGAACCTCTTCTCCATTAATATAGAGAATAGCTTCTTCATTATCGCAGTGTGATGATTTCATCCATTCCGAATCAATACCGTTTGAAAACATTTCTTGATACTCAATCTTTCGTTCATATTCAAAATTAAGTTGCTTACAGGCTTCTTCTTTGGTGTTATATTTTCCAACAACATCAATAGAATATCCGTCTGTATGAATTAATAAAACTTTCATTAATTCATCTCCTTTCCTGATGAGTTTACATATTCTTTATAAAATTTCATCAATTCTTCTTCTGGCATCTGTTCAAGAGTTTCTTCAACTTTTGCATATAAATCCTCTTGATCATCATCTGGGCGATTCTCACCAAAAAAATCAAAATAAACATAGTCACTGTTCATGCACTCCTGAATCAGAGTGCATTTCAGACTAATTAACATTTTATCAGTGAATTTTGATTTACACATTTTGTATTTCCTCCTTTCTTTTGTAAAAATAAAAATGGACATAAAAAGAAGCAGATACAAAATATCTACTTAAATTTATGCCCAAATGATTGGTTATGAAATTTCTATTGATTTTTTTATCCTAAAAAAAGTTCAGAGTTTTTCCGTTAAAACTCCAAAGTCTAATAAAAATACATTAGTATTATATCATATTCAGAAAAAATTATAAAGATTTTGTCGCAAAAAAAAGAAGCAGACACATAAAATATGTATCTGCTCCAAAAATTAATTTCTAGCTATTCTCATTCAAGACAAAATCTTCTCCATATAATGGTGGCATTACTTTCGAGTTAGAATATAACATTCATCATTTGAATTTTTTATTATTCCAGTTTCAACATTGTATTTTTCATGTTCTGCTATTCTCATTATATCAACAAAATCAAGATTGCATATTAATGCTTTCCTTTTAGAAATACAAAATTCATTTGCTTTTATTGAGTAAATTCCTAATACATTTGCAATCTTTCTTAAATCACTGCCATCCATGGAATCAGTTAATTTAATATATGGAACACCAGAAGCATCATAATATAAACTATTAAAAATTTTCATATGATGAAATATATCTCCAATACTACAGCCTACATGATATATTTCTTCGCAAGAATACTGATCGATCAATTCGACATCATTACATTTTGAGTATTGATCATATAATAATTTAACCATATATCCCTCATTTAACAATTCCATTACTATATGGTGGAATGGATAATTTGAAGAAATTGAATTATGCTGACTTTTTATCCAGTTCTCGATCACTGCTTTGGGAGCATCTGTTTTAAAAATGATAGATTCTTTTTCATCATTGCCAGAATCTGAAAGATATACTTGAATAGCTCTTGGTTCTGCTTTCAAAATATTTTCTTCCATCACTTTTTTGCTTTCTACTAGATAATCTTCAAATTTTTCATCTGTAATTAAATAAAATAATGATTCAAAATCGTCCTTATTTTCTACTTCAAGATACAATTTTAATATATCATCAGAAATTCCACTAACTTGAAAGTCTGCTGCTTCCATAATATCTGCTAAAATCGTATCTGCATCATGAATCATCCCATCTGGCTGTTTTGTCGATAAATCCAAAACCTGTTCTGCTAATTCCTTTACCGTTCCTTCAAAGTCTGTAGGCTCTTTAATGTTTCCTAATTCTTTTCTCACAATTTTTCTCCTTTTTTATAAAATTCTCAGCTGCGTATCCACATACCTTTAGGTGGTGGGTAGTTCATAAAATTTGTTACAGTTCTTTGATTGAGATTCTTGGAATCCAGTCTTCTTCTACCGCTTTAATCTTGTCCTTTGGGACACAAGACAGTAAAGCTGAATCTTTCGCTAATGCCATGTCAATGATCCAAAAATCTTCTCCATTCTGCATCACATCAATGGACCACTGCCCTCTTAAATCTAAAAATGGTAACAGTTTCATGATCTCTTTTTGAACTTTCTCTTTGTTCTTCTCGTATCGTTCCATTAATGTTTTCTCATGTGCTGCATAGATCACATAGTCATGCACCATATCTGGATTATTTGCATCCGCTTCTTTTCCAAATCGCTTTTTCATGACATCCGGATCCCAGTATGGATTGATCCCTAACACTTCTTTTGTATCTGCATCAATAAATACACGATATTCTGTATGTAGTGGTAATCCTTTGTAGATACATGGATTGTTTTCTTTATCCTTAATGAATTCTCTAACGACCCACTCATTTGTTGTTGCTGCACCATATATACTTGGCTGGTTTCTTCCAGAAAGATCATAGTGTGCAAAACAACTTGCCTGAAAACTGATGAATAGTAAATATTCTCCGATCTCTTTGACTTCTTTTGCGTCATGAATATAAGCATTCCGAAAATCAAATTTAGAAGAAAAAACACCAGTTTTGATAAAGTATTCTTTCGTTTCGTCTAATTCAAAAGCTTTCTGGCAAAATTGATCAATGATCTGAAAAGTCGTAGACGACAATTCTGTATATTCCATTCGACTCATTTGTAATACCGGCAATGGAACTTTCATGATCTTTGTCTTTGGCAGCTGAAAGAAATCAGAATAAAAAATCGCATTTACTAATCGTGGAAACCAGTTTCCTATGGAATTCTGACAACGATCTAAAATTGCATAGCTGATTCCATCCAGATCTAACATATCTAATCCCTGACGAAAATGGTCATAAAGAAACCTTTTTTTTCGTGGATCTTTTGTATTCAGATACTGCTGATATTGCTCTAACAATGCATCTCCCGTACCATCAGAAAGACTTTTTTTAACATATCGTCCAGTCAGATCAGGTCTTAACTCTTTTGGCAGCTCATTGATTTCTTCAAGTGTTACTTCTGAGTTTTCTGGAACTTTAACTGTTCTCGTTTGATTGCAAGAATAGATATTTCCATATGTAAATCCTGGTTTTCCGTCATATTCATAAATGAGGGCTTGATCTAAAAGCTCATTCACGATCCGGTCAATCAAATCTTGAACTTTTCCTTTTTCAGGTACATCCTGTTTTGGATTTAAACTTGCAGCCTGCTTTGCATTGACTTTGAAAAGGTTGTCGCTGATCGGCTCATTCATGGAATATAGCTGATAGGATTTTTCAAATGCCTTTAAGGCTTCTGGCGTAACCCTTAACATTTCTGCGAGTTTTTCTTTGGACATAATTGCTTTTTTCATATCTTTATTGAAAATATTTGATAAATCTAACATAAATTTTCTCCTTTTATTTTTCAAATCTGATTTCCATAGCTTTTGCTAATGCATAGCCAAACTCCTGATTTGCACCTGGACTTGTTTCCCATCCTTTTAACATGTAAATGATGTCACAATCATTTAACAACTGAAAAGATAATCTCATGTAATCTTCGTAAGAAGCGTTTTCTAATTTTGTCCCTTCATATGCAGGATTTACAACTTCATATCCTTGTGCCAAAAGTTCTCTCGCTGCTACATCAAATCGTTCCTGATAATCTTCTGTTTTTGTAATCTTTCCAGAAATATAGACTTTCCGGTTCTTCTTGCTAAAATCAACCGTATGTAAAATATCAAACAGTTTTTTTATTTCTGGACTGCAATCTGTAAATAAATCCATTGGAGACGTTTCAATTAGCTTTACATCCTTATCATACTTATCCGCGTATTTTTGCAGATAACGTACGCCATCTTTGTAAGTTAAGAAAAAGATCCCTGGACGCTGATATAATTCTTTTATGTAATATCTTAATTCTGCATGATGATATGTATATCCCATAACCCATTCTACAATTGCAAGCAATCCATTCTTTTGGATTTTTTCTAATGATCCTTCCCATAACATAGTTTTGCCTATATCGTTTTTCCCATGAATCAAGACCTTATAATTGTTAATCAACTCTACCTGATACTTTTCTTCGAGTGAATTATCCTTAATAATACTCTGAATCGTTTGATATAATTGCTGCGGAGTTGTTATATTGATACAATCAATACATAAATCTGCTCCATCAGCAATCTGATTTAGATATTCTACTGCATCCGGATCATTTCTAAGATCAGTCTCAACATTGTCGAGATAATTTTTGATTGGTTCTTGAATAACCCAGATACGTGGATAAGTCAGCATGTCGGAATGTTGGGTATTCATTTCTTTCTGCAGTTCATACAAAAAATCCAATTCTTCATCTGTGATACGATGCTTTGCATATGGATCAGTATGATGTGGATATTGTGTAAATTCTTTCTTTAACATAATTTTTTCTCCTTTTAAAATTCTTGAGATGGTTTAGTCTGATATGGATTTGCTGCTTTTGCTCTTTCCTTTATAATTTTAGAAAAAGTCGTATCATCAATATTTCCATACTGACTTATATCTCTTGCGATCATTAAGTCACTCTTAATTTCGTGATATAAATTGTCTCCATCATACTTGTCTCTAGCATAATATAATACATTGCAAAGTTTGACTAATTCATCAGAACTTAGAGTAACTGTTACTTCTCTGTCATTTTTTGATATATTTTGAATATTCATTGTAAATAAGCAAAAATCCCCAAACCTCTAAGGTCGGGGATAAATTTGCTCTCGCTATTAAGCGAGCCTCCTTTCTATAAAATGTAATTTTTACTGTCAATCTCAACTTTTTGCAACTAACACTGCTTTTGTTGTCTGACTATAATATCGTTCCTCTACTTGTTGAGTAATCTTTTTAACAGCTTCTTCCATCATTTCAGCAGTATCATCATTTGTTGTATTCAAGATATATTCAAATTCATCGACTACCATATCGAAGTCATCATCTGTCATTTTATTATAAACATCTTTTGAGGCGAATCTCTCTATCATAAGTTTTCCTTCTTCAATATGTTCTTGGCGATGTAATTCACGAATCACATCTTCCGTTAAAACAACAGTTTTCCCATTTACTTCTAACTTTCTTATTATCATGATTTTCTCCTTCTTATTTTTATACCTAGAAACCTACAACTCTTTAGTTAATTGACTCAGGCTTAAGTTTATCAATATAATAAAATTCTTTAATATTTTGATAATTTTCCTGCTGCCATTCTTCTGATGTTCCGTATGGGGTTACATGCTGTTCAGAATCAATATATCTACATAAATATCCCTCAAATTCTAACGTATAAGACCAATTTGGAATTTCATCATAAGCTTCTTCCGTCATAAGCATGGCACTTTCTGATAATTCTTGAATATGATTCCCTATATTGTCAATCATTCTTCTTGGAATAGGTTTATTTGGAAGTATGGATTCTATCCAAAGATTCCATAACATATATTCTGAAGGATTGCACAAAGTATTATTTCTTATTAACAATGCATACTTGATCGCTCCATCACATTGTATATCAATAAGTGCTTTTCCATCATTATCATCTTTCCAATAATCTCCATATTTATTTAAAATATCAGTAATGATAACAACGTCGCCCAGATCATATTTTGTACCAAGAATACGGATAAATTCTTTTTGATTCCATAATAAATATTGCCCAGAACCACAATTATTTAGATCCAAATGTTTTTTTAGCCATTCAATTGTATGGTATACTATACTAATCATTTGATCCCCACAATTCCATTTATAATATCTTGCGACAATCTCTTTTTCTCCGGGGTTCTTTTCAAATCTTACAAAAATCTGTGATCTCTGCCCCATAATTTTTCTCCTTTCCTTTTCTGTTGCAATTCTTTTAGTTTTATCAATTTTTTTCTCCTTTCTTTTGTAAAAATAAAAATGGGCATAAAAAGAAGCAGATACAAAATATCTGCTAAACTTTATGCCCAAATGATTGGTTATGAAATTTCTATTGATTTTTTATCCTTAAAAAAGTTCAGAATTTTTCTGTTAAAACTCCAAAGTCTAATAAAAAATACATTAGTATTATATCATATTCCAAAAAAATTATAAAGATTTTGTCGCAAAAAAATAAGAGCAGACAAATATATGCCTGCCCCTTATTTTGATTATTACGCACTCAATTTCTGATTTAATTCAGATAATCGTGCCTGTTTCTTAATTAATTCACTTTCATGAGGAAAATCAGGATTTAATTCCGTCTTTGCTGTAACAAATTTTCTGGATTCAAACTCTAATCTTCTCTTGAAAGTTTTTAATTCTTCCAATATTCCATATTCAATGATCTTATCAATCTGATACATGATATTCGTACTGCCACTGAATTCAAATTCATAGTCATAATTACCACGAATAATCATTGTCTGATGACTGTAAACTGACTTTCTATCAAGAATAATATCAAATCCTTGATAGCTGGCAATCTTTCGTTCATTCTTATAAGATGGTTGAATATTGTGGATTATTTTGTTAGCTTCTGCTCTTGTATCGGAATCATATTTATCTAAAACTTTGATATGGAAATCACCTGTATGATATTTTTTAGCAACTTCGATATCTTTTTCAATGTTTTCAATATTTTTCTTATACTGTTCAATTCTGTTTGGAGCAATCTTGCTAATATAAGACTCTAACTCGTAATATTGATTTAAGAAATTGTTTTTCTGCATTTTTAATCGTTTTACTTGCTGCGTAAGTTCCATCTGTTCCTTGATTAATGGATTCCCACAGGCTGCTGCCTTAATTTCCGCAAACGATAATGTTAAATCATCTTCCTCCATACGTCTAGGAATGTTTTCTTCTGACAAAATCTGTCCAATATATCGCTGCTTGTTTTCCACTGTCTGCCATAAATAAGAGTCAAAGGTATTTTTCGTTACATATCGGTAAATGTAAACTTCTTTATTAAAGTTACCCTGACGGATAATACGGCCGGACCTCTGTGTAAGATCTGACGGTCTCCATGGACAATCCAGATCATGTAAGGCAATCAATTTTTTCTGGAAGTTGCAACCAGTTCCCGCTTTATCTGTACTTCCTAATAATACACGAATAACACCTTCGTTTACCTTCTTGCAAAGATCAACTTTTTGTTTATTCGTTTTAGCACTATGGATAAAAGCAATTTCTCCTTCTGGAATTCCCCTTTCTATTAATTTAGCCTTTACATCATCATAAACGTTAAACTCTCCTTTCTTTGGCGTTGATAAATCTAAGAAAATAACCTGAGTTTTTCCAGGATATTTCTCATAAATATCCATGACCTGATTCACACAATATTTTGCTTTAGAATTAAAGTTTTCTTCCTCAATTCCAACCAGTCGCTGATCTAAAGCTAATTTACGTCCTTCGTTTGTAACCTTGAGCATATTATCTTCTGATGGATCTACTCCACCGTCTCGAATGCGAGCTGCCCTGCTTGCCAAACCATCTACATATTTTTTCTGTTCATCAGAAGCATCAATGGAAATAGTCTCCATAACGGCATTCGGCACATCCATTTCTTTAATATCTTTGACCTTAATATCAGCTACTTCTTTAAAGATTGTTAATAACTCGGCCAATCCAACAAATCGTGTGAATCTTGTTCTGGCACGATACCCTGTTCCCTCGGGAACGAGTTTGTCAAGATGATTTTTGTAAGTTTTCTAAATTCAAATATTTATCTGCTGAAAAAACGCCTAACATCTCGTGTCGGCATATTTCTTGAAACACCGTATTCAAAGGCTTCTTCGCACTTTCCGATTGCTTCACATTGACAATAAAAGTTGTTTTGCCTATTCGCGTTGTATAAGATAAAGTGTTTTCTTTCATATAGTCCGTTTCTCCTTTTCATAAATTGACTGTGGGGCATTCCGTTTGGAACACCCCACAAATACAGCCTGTTTCATCGGAACATATCAAGAAGTCATTAAGTCGTGAGTATAATGGAAATGGTTATCTTTCCATACCACGCTTGTTTCTTCGTGCCTTAATACGCTCTTGTCTTTCTTTTTCCCTCGCTTCTTTTTCGGCTCGTTCCTGTGCTTCCTTAAAAGAAAAAAGTTGCTTCACTTTTTCGGTAAAAAGTTTAGCAA